GCCACCATCAGCGGCAACGCGGCTGCAGCCACGACCGAGGGTGACCAGGGAGCCGGTCAAGTCTACCCGGACATCTCGGAGATAGGTTAGGGTCAAGTATGGCGTACTCAGTTGTTCAGGGTGACCTGGAACCCGATATGCTGATCAACCTAGCGGCACCTGGGGCGCTCGCGGCGCTCTCCGGTGCGCTGCAGGTGCAGCTGCTGTGGGCGAAGCCTGACGGGACCGTGACCCGCGTCTCCCTGGTGGTCGTCGACTCCACGGCTGGCATCCTCCGAAGGACCTGGCAGGCCGGCGATACCGACCAGATCGGTATCCACAAGGGCATGGTCGAGGTTACCGCCTCCAACGGCGAACTCGCCACGGATCCAAACGACGGGAGCACGCTGGTCTGGGACGTGTTCGCTCGGCTGTAGTTCGCTCGGCTGTAGTCTGGCTCGACCGCAGTTGCTTGCAAGTTATGTGCCAACCACGTAACCTTGTGAGTTGTGACTCGTGTCTACCGCACCGACCTCAGCACGCTGCGTCCGGCTGAACGCCGTCCCAACGGCACGATCGTCGTCGACGCGTTCCTCTCGAAGTGCGGGGTGTTCCAGTACGTCCAGCCTGACGGCTCGATCCGTCGCGAGCTGCGCCTGCCCGAGGACGTGCACGACGTCGAGTCGCTGCGGTCCTTCGAGGGCGTTCCGGTTACGAACAACCACCCGCCCGGGATGATCGACGCCGGCAACGCCCGCCAGTACTCAGTGGGCGCAGTGCTCGGATCGCCTGTGCCCGACGCCGATCACATCCGCGGTAGGTTGGCGGTCCACGACGCCGACGCGATCCGGGACATGGAGTCAGGCAAGACCCAGGTCTCGAACGGTTACAGCTGTGATTGCCTGGAGCAACCCGGCGTTCACCCACTATACGGCGCTTACGACGCAGTCCAGAAGAATATCCGCGGCAATCATGTCGCGATCGTCGACCGAGCTCGCGCGGGGGTGACCGCCTCCGCTCGGATGGACGCCGATCGGACTAACGGGATGATGCTGTCTCACGCCGAGCAGTCGTCGCTCGGCCAATATGGTACAAAAATTGCAGTTGACGTGAATCCGGCATCATGCAAATCTTATGCCATGTCAGAGTTGCCAACCGCTCGGGTCGAAGTCGTCGTGAAGAGCGACGCCGGAGAACCCTCGGCGAGCCGCAAGATCGACCCGGATGATCTCGCCAGCCGCAACGCGCGCGGCGAGACCGAGGCGAAGCCACGAAAGAAGCTCCCGCCCGGCGAGTCCTATGAGGACGACGACGAGGATGAGGACGAGGATCACACCGACGCGTCTCGGAAGATGTCCTCGGGTGACGACGACGAGGACGGCGACGAGGATGACCGGGACGATCGTTCCGGCGACGTGGTGCGAGGCGCCATCCCGGCAGTCAAGCCCGACGCGTACGACTCCTCGTACGGCGGGACCTTCGGCACCAAGGACGAGGAGCTGACCTCCGAGGCTCGGGACAAGATCCGCGCGAGCAACTTCGCGGCGCCCGACTCCGGCAAGCTCCCCATCCACGACCCAGCCCACGTCCGGGCCGCGATGTCGCGATTCGGGCAGACCGACTTCAAGTCCGCAGACGAGAAGCACGGGGCCTTCAACCGCATCAAGAAGAAGGCCAAGCAGTTCGGTATCGGCACGGAGGGCTTCGAGAAGGCCCATGCCGGTAAGCTCGACCGCGCAGACAGCGCGCAGAAGGACTCCACGATGACCACGGATATCAAGGCCCTCCAGGAGAAGGCTGACAAGCGCAAGGCCAAGCTGGAGAAGGCGAAGACTCGCATCGACGCCCTGCAGGCCGAGGTCGCCGAGAAGGACGCGCTGATCGAGAACCTCCGCCGCGACGGCGCGAAGAAGGACTCGGTCGAGGCTCAGACCCCCCGTGCGGATGAGGCCGAGATCCAGGCGCGCGCGGACGCCAAGCTCAGCCTGCTCGACCAGGCGCGCCAGACCGGTGCACAGGTCAACGCGAGCATGCCTGACGTCGAGATCATGCGCGCCGCGATCAAGCACGTCGACGGCGAGGACGTCCCCGAGGCCAAGCAGAAGGACGCCTCGTACGTGCAGGCCCTCTTCGACGGAGCGCTGAAGCGCGCCAAGAAGGACGCCGCGGCCGACGAGCGCGGCAGCGCGGCGCTCGCCGCGACCCGCGTGGCGGTCGAGACTGCCCGCACGAACACTCACCTCGACGCGACCACGGACGAAGACGAGGCGAAGGCCCGACTGCGCGCCGCGAATCGCGAACTGATCAACCAGCCCGGTAAGCACCGCGTCGCGGGTCGCTAAGGAGTCAAGCAGATGTCGGTTCAGACCAGCTACGCCACCGCGCCGCGCGCCGCCTACGCGGGCATGCTCGCCGACGATAGCGAGAACGACGCGATCACGATGAACAACCAGGACACCGTGTCGATCCCGTTCGGGTCGCCGGTCGTCTACAAGAACAGCTCTGCGTCGGACAAGGACGCGGCCCTACCCTCTGGGTCCAGCGACAAGCTCGCGGGCGTGGTCATCCACTCCCACGACTTCGAGCGCACCTTCTCGGTCCCCGACTCGGGCGGTCCGGTGACGGTCGGCGAGCTCGACACGACCGGCATCACGGTCGGCGCGGAGATGGCCGTCCTGACCACGGGCACGATCTGGGTCAAGGTCACGACCGCGGTGGTCGTGGGTGACTCGGTCTTCGTGTCCTACTCGAGCGGCGGCACTTGGACCACGGCCGCCGGTCAGTTCGGTAACGTGACTGACGCGGGCCACACGATCACGGTGACGAACGCCCAGTTCCGCTCGTCTGCGGACGCAGGTAAGTTCGCGAAGCTCCGCCTCGGCGCGAAGTTCGCGTAGTGAGCAACTGACCCATGAACGGCCCCCCTCGTCGCCCCTCTAGCTTCGTCCAGGAGAAGTTCCTAGACGGAGTCTCGAACGCGGCAGCGATCTCCGCGACCACCGTGCTCCCGATGTGCACGCTAGACGCGGACACCCTGATCGAGAAGTTCGAGGTCGAGATCGTCGCCGGCTACACGGCGGACGCCTCGAATTACTACGACCTCAGCCTACAGATCGCACCGGCGCAGATCAGCGCCGTCTCGACCACGGCCGACACCCTGACGCTGACCGCGCACGGGCTGTCGACCGGAGACTCGGTGCAGTTCACCAACTCGGGCGGCGGGCTCCCGACGGGACTCTCGGCCGGGGTGACCTACTACGCGGTGGCCGTGGACGCTAACACCTTCAAGGTGTCGGACACCCTCGCGCACGCGCTGGCGGGGACGAACATCGTCGACATCACCGGCGCGGGCACCGGAACGCAGTTCGTCTCCAAGGTCCTCGCGATGTACTCGCTCGTCACGGGCGGCAACGGATCGCTGACCGCGCTCGCGTTCGCGAGTGCGACTCTGCAAAGCAACCCCATCGGACCCCTAGGGGCGCAGCTGAACGTGGTGCTCACCAAGTTTGGCTCAGCCGCGAACGTGTCCGCCAACAGCGTGTTCAACGCCCACGGCCATCTGCTCTAGTAGCGAAGGAAGTCCCATGTCCCAGAACCTCAGCAACGGCCAATTCCCGCAGGCCCGCCTCGACCAGATGGCCCGGGACGCGCAGGCGTTTGACCCGCGCGACTTCCGAGCAGACGCCCTGACGCCCAAGGCACAGGCGATCCTCGAGGCGATCGACCCGCAGCTCGCGTTCAACATCTCGACCGGTCGCGCTCGCCCCGGGCAGCGCAAGGACGCGTCAGAGTCGCTGTTCTTCGCGCGCCAGCTGGAATACATCCGGCCAGGGCTGTTCGAGGTCCTCTTCCCGGACCTCGAGGCGAAGAAGTTCATCCCGATGGAGACCACCATCGCGCCGGGCGCCGAGCTCTATACCTACCGGGCGGTGAACAAGGTCGGTCGCGCTCAGCTGATCAAGCAGTACGCGGATGATCCGCCGCGCGTGGACGTCAGCGGCATCGAGTCTACCCAGCAGATCCGCGGCCTCGCGGCGATGTACGGGTACACGATGCAGGAGCTGCGCGCCGCGATGATGGCGCAGATGCCCCTCGACGTGCGCAAGGCGATGGCCGCGCGCTACGCGATGGCCCTGCTCCAGGACGAGATCGCGTTCTACGGCCACGCTGACTACAGTGCGGTCGAGGACACGGCGAACCAGCGCGACGCCGGCGCTCGTGAGGGCGGCATGAAGGGTCTCGCGAACCTCGCGAACACCACGTCCTACACCACGGCGAACGGCCAGTCCGGCTCGAAGCTCTGGCGCCTGAAGACCCCCGACGAGATGGTGCGCGACCTCCACGGCGTGGTGAACAACGTCGTGAAGACGACGGTCAGCATCCACCGGCCGGACAGCATGCTGCTGCCTCTGGCGGCCTACAACCTGGCGGCGACGCGCCGCATGGGCGACGGCTCGAACCAGACGGTCCTCGACTTCTTCCTGGCGACCTCGCCGTACGTGAAGAACGTCGACCCGACGTACCGCCTCGACTCCTTGCGGTCCAGCAACTGGGCAGGCACCACGGGCCGCGCGATCGCGTACGAGAAGAATCCGGACCGCATCGCGAGCCTCCTCCCGCTCGAGTTCGAGCAACTGCCCCCGCAGCAGGAGCACTTCGAGATCCGCACGGTCTGCCACGGCCGCGTCGGCGGGACGATCGCCTTCTACCCGGGGTCGGTCTCCTACATGGACGGGATCACTGACGGGAGTGATTAGTCCAGGCTCGGGGCCGAACTCACAGCTATCCCCGATCGGCCCCGCCCTCCGCAAGGAGGCGGGGCCTTCGCTTTCTTGACCTGGAGCACGTATGTCCCTCTATTGCATCAGCACCCCGACCGCGCTGAAGGTCGCGTACACGGCGACCCCTGGCAGCCTCACGGGCTATGCGTCCGGAGGCGAGCCAGGGCGATACACGTACCAGCTGGTGATGACCACGGACGCGTGGGTGGCGCAGGGCATCGCGGACACCCCGATCATCGCCAACGCCTCGAGCAATAAGTTCGCGGCGCCGGCCCACGGGCTGATCACAGGCATGCCTATCCAGATCGCGGCGCTCGGTGACACGGCGATCTCGCAGGCGTGGCAGGTCGCGTCTGCGGGACCCACGTTCGTCGACCTCACCGCCGCGATCAACAACGGCACCGTAGATGATGCCCAGCCGTTCCCCACCGGCGAGGTCCTGAACGACTACTTCGCGGTCGGCTACACCTCCACGTTTGGCGCCCTGAAGATCAACCTCAGCACGGCCGGCACGGTCGGCACGCTGACCTGGGAATACTGGAACGGCTCGGCCTGGGCCGCGCTCACCGGAGTCACCGACGGCACCACCGGACTCACGACCTCGGGGACGAACTCCCTGACCTTCACGGTCCCGAGTGACTGGGCGGCGCAGTCGCTGAACGGCTCGGCGTCGCTGTACTACGTGCGAGCTCGGGTGCTGACCGCGTTCACGGTCGACCCGCTCATCGCGCAGGCTTGGTTCGACGGCGCGCTGCCCGGCGGTGTCTCGGGCGCGACTACCTACTGGGTGATCGCGGTTGATGCGAACACCTTCCAAATTGCTTCCACGCGCGCGAATGCAATCGCAGGCACCGCCATTGACGTGACTACGAACGGCGGGGGCATCATCGCGACCACCGTCGCGGTTGCGGGCGCTGCTGGATCCGCGTTCGTGCCGGCGAAGGTGATCGTCTATATCGACGGTGCGCTCGGCGCGAAGATCTCAGTCGTCCAGGACGCGGGTGGCGGTAACGCTTCTCTGTGCCCGATCCTCGGGGTGAAGTAGATGGCAAGTCCCATCCGCTGGACCGACGTGACGCACGCCTGGCCGGAGATCGCGGTCGCCACCGATGGCGGGAAAATCCCGTTCGGCGCGCAGCAGGTGTACTTGACGCTGGTCAATGGACCCAGCATCGCGGTCGGCAACTTCGACGGCGAGGACGGCACGATGACGCGGGACGCGCGGATCCTGCTCGCCGCGCACCTCGCGACTATGGGCCTGCGTCGGGGTACCGGACTACTCGCCTCGCAGAGCGAGGGCGGGGCCTCGCAGTCCTACATCTATCCCTGGACTAATCCGCGGATGCTGTACCTCACGAGCTACGGGCAGATGTTCGCGCAGATGATCATGGGCACGGCGGCGCGCGCAGGGACGCTGGTCTGATGGCGGTCAAGGTCAACGACCGCGTGTTCGAGGAACTGCGGGCACAGGTAGATAAGGCCGGCGGTACCCTCATCAAGGTGGGTGTACTACAAGCAGAAGGCTCCGTCACGACGAGCGACGGCGAAACCACGCTCGCCGAACTCGCTGCAATCCACGAATTCGGGGCGCCTCGTGCAAACATCCCTGCGCGTTCGTTCCTGCTCCGCACGTTCTCCGAAGATCCTGGTCGGGGCGCTTTGATGCGGGAGATGGCTAGGCTAGGCCGAGCTGTCGCCTCGGGTAAAATCGATATCTGGCAGTCGTTTGAGCGCTTGGGTACATGGGGTGTGGCAACCGTGAAGAACAGGATCAAGGCACACATCCCACCACCGAACTCGCCGGACACAATTAAGCACAAGGGGTCGTCTACCCCGCTCGTCGACACCGGGCAGTTGATCAACAGCATCACCTATGAGGTGAAGGGTGAGATTGAATGAGTTTGCTCTCGTCGACGTTCGACACGGGGTCCTACCTCGTCACGCGCTCGGGTGGGGCAGGCACGTCGGGCGCCGACGGTCACTACACGCCCGCCGGGACCAGCACCCTGAAGTTGATCGGTTCGCTCCAGCCGCTGTCGGGTCGCGTTCTGCGTGACCTCAGGGAGGGCAAGCGGGCCGACGACCTCCGCTGGTTCTACACCGAGTCGCCTATGTACACCGTCGACGAGGGTCACGACCAGCAAGACTACATGGACGTCCCTGACGACTCGGTACCCTCGACCGTGCGGCGCTTTCGCGTCACCAAGGTCGAGTGGTTCGGCGTCATCTCCGGTCACTACCGAGTCACGCTAGAGAAGATCCCGGTGCCGTAGTGGCTGACTCGCTGAACTGGACGAGTGCGTCGGCGGCGATCGCGGCGTGGGTGCGCTCAGGGTCCGGCCTGGATCAGGACCACGTGTTCTGGGCCTATGAGGGGCGCCGCAGGCCGACCGCGCCCTACATCTCGATGTCGGTTCAGCAGGTCCGCGGCATCGGCCACGACTGGCTCGTGTCAGCCGACAATCCACTGACGTTCGCCGACCTCACCGTGACCTCGGTGGATCCCACCGCAAACACCCTTGCAGTCGTTCACCCGTTCAGCAACGGTGACGGCCCCGTGCACATCGCGAGCACGCTGACTCTCCCCGCACCGCTGGTCGCGGGCACCGACTACTGGGTGATCGTCGTCGACGCCAGCACAATCCAGCTCGCCGCGTCGTACGTCCGCACCGGCGGGCAGCAGCCGCTCGGCGCCGGCAACCCAGTCACTCCGATCGACCTGACCACGGTGGGGTCCGGCACCATCACGATAGCCCACACTCCTGACACCGTCCCGGCCGGCAAGGAGATCGTGCGGCATGCCCAGGGCATTCGCGAGGTAACCGTCCACCTCGAGTGCATCGCCCAGGACGGTGGCGGCTACGACGCGGTGCGCATCATGACCAACGTCGTCGCGGCCCTGCAGCTCAACCTGTACGCCCTGGACCAGGCCGGCGTCGGCGTGTCCGACGTGGGGTCGGCGTTCTCTCAGGGTGGAGTGCAGCACCTCGAGGGGCACCGCGGAGGGATTCTGGAGCCTCGTGCGATGTGGGACTTGACCTTCTATATGGCCTCGGACTTCGTCGGATTCGACACGATCATAGAGAGCGTGAGTGGTCAAATCGATCTCGAGACGGACGGCGGGGCGCTGCCCCCGATCCCCTTCTCGGCGCCGGAGTGAGCCTGGTGCAACCCCTCCTACAACACCTCCTACAAACCCTTGTAACAACGCGCTCACCTCGCTAGAATGCAAGCAGCATGCCAACTAGCGCAGCCCCCGCCGACCTCAGCGCCGCAGCGCAGGAGCCTTAGATGTCCGTCTCCGAATTCGTAACACTGACGCTCCAGGTCAACAACGCAGGGGTCGCGCAGCTAGGCTTCGGCACGCCTCTGCTGGTGTCCTACGCCGCGCCCTTCTCGGGGGTGCGCGCTTATTCCCAGTATTCAGACGTCACGGCCGACTTCGCTTCCGGGACCCCGGAGGCGGACGTCGCCCTGGCAGTGTTCTCCCAGAGCCCGCACCCGCTGACTCTCAAGATCGGTGCCGGCACTCTCAAGCCGACGATGCAGTACACCATCGGGGCGATCTCGGTTCAGAACTCGACGAAGTACGCGATCCAGGTCGATGGTCCCGGCATCACCTCGACCGAGGTCGACTACACGAGTGATTCGAGCGCCATGGCAGCCGAGATCCACAACGGTCTGTTGACTGGCTTGAACGCGGTGGTCGGTAAGAACTACACGGCAGCATTTGCTCCGCTGACGTTCTCGCCCGAGACCTTCACGGTCGCCGACCAGGCTACCGGCAAATTGACGATCACTGCCCACGGTCTGAACACTGGCGATGGTCCGTTCCAGCTGACCACGACCGGATCCCTGCCGACGGGGTTGACCACCCTTACCAACTACTGGGTGATTAGGTTCGACGCGAATACGATCCAGTTTGCGACCTCGCTCGCGAACGCGCTGGCAGGCACCTTCATCGTGCTGTCCAGCAACGGAACCGGCACGAACACGGTCAACGGTAACACCCCCCTCTCGCCGAGCCTCCCGATCCTCGTGACTGGTAGCGCGGCCGGCAACTGGTTCTCGCTCGAGGTCAAGGGCAACGCGGCCCTGCTCTCTAGCAAGATGAGTCACTCGGACCCCGGGATCGCGACCGACCTCGACGCGATCCAACTCGCCGACCCTGACTGGTACTGGCTGCTGACGCAGTTTAACAGCAAGGCGATGGTCCTGGCGGCGGCTGCGTGGACGGAGACCCAGACGAAGGCCTACATCGTCTCGGTGGTCGACACCGACGCGCTCAACACCGCAGTCAGCAATGGGGATACGCTCGACGCGCTGAACACACTCGGGTATAAGCGCACCGACGGCAAGTATCACCCCAGCCCCCTTCAATCGTTCGACGCAGCCAGCACCGGACGCGTCGCGCCCCTGAACCCCGGCAAGTGGACCGAGGCGTTCAAGACCCTGGTCGGAGTCTCCCCGGTCACCCTGACGGCCACGCAGCGGCAGAACCTGCGCGCGCGCCGATCCGGCACCTACACCTCAGAGAAGGGTCGCTCGATCACCTGGGACGGCAAGGTGTTCAACACCGTATACGGGTACCTGGACATCGTCGTGGCGACCGACTGGCTCTCTGACCAAATCGTGTCGGCCGCGTTCGGCGTGCTGGTCTCGCTTGACAAGGTCGCCTATACCGACGAGGACATCGACCTCATCGCAGGCGCGGTGCGCGGCGTGTTGCGCGACGCCGAGAGCGACGCTCACGCGGTTCTGGACCGCGGTGACCCCAACGACCCGACGAACCTGCCGCCCACGGTCACCTTCCCCAAGGTCGCAGACATCGCGCCTGGTACTCGGGCGCTCCGGCAACTACCTGACGCCCTCGTGACCGGGCGCCTGCAGGGCGCCGTCCAGTCCATCGCTTTCCAGGCAACGCTGACCTTCTAGGGGTCGAGGAGCTAGCACGTGCTTAAGAAGTACAGCCCGAAGAAGATCAACAGCGGCTGGACCCCGGGCACCCAGGCGATCCAGTTCCTCGGCTACATGGACGGCACGTTCATCGAGATCGAGTTCGCCGAGGACGCGGTCACGACTCACGTGGGATCTCAGGGCGACGTCTCGGTCGTGCTCAACGCGAACCGCATGGCGACGGTCACGATGACGATCATCCAGGGGTCCCCCACGAACGACCAGCTCTCCAAGCAGGTCCCGGACGCCCGGCGCAACTTCCTGCCCACGGGTGCGTTCTCCATCACCGACTTGAACGGTACCACGCTAGTGCAGGCCAAGAACGCCTTCATCCGCAAGACCGCGAAGATCGAGTTCGGCAAGAGCATCACCGGGCGCCAGTGGGTGTTCGTGCTTCCCGAGGCCGAGATCTTCGTCGGCCAGGGGGGTGACTAATGCCAGCCAAGGTCGAGCCGCTGGACCTCGAGAACGCGCGGATCGAGTCCTCACCGCTACTGTTTGAGAAGGCTGAGGACCTCCTGCCCGACATCGCCCAGATCATCTCGCGCGGTATGGACCAGGTGTCCCCCGAGATCGCCAAGCTCGCGCAGTCCGGCGCGATCTCGAAGGACGATCCTGCGACGATGCTCCTCCTCCTGCCCGCGGTGAGCGGTGTGCTGCAGCAGCTCGGCGGCGGGAAGCTCCGCGCGCTCGCGCCGCGCGTCCTGGCTTCGACATCGATCACGCTCACCGGCGAGTCCGGGGAGAAGGTCAAGTACGACCTCGTCTCGAAGGACGATCGGGCCGCGTGCTTCGACGCCCGACCCGACATCTACTTCCCGGCCCTGTGGCATGCCGGAAAGGTCACCTTCGGACGTTTTTTTCCCGCACTCGGCCGGCGCTCCCAGAAGGCGACGCCGACCGAGTAGCGATCACCCAGCTGCAGCCCGAGCACCAGCGCTATTGGCGGGGCTGGAGGTTGTACCTGGAGCGCGGCCTGACCTGGGAGGCGATCCGAGAGATGACACTCGACGAAGTTGACCTGCAGGTGCTGCTGCTGGATCGCCTGGCGGCTGCTCGCCGACCGGCACAATCTCAGGAGACGCTGTCCGAGGCGCTCGCCGCCGCTGGCAGCGAGGGGGTGTAGCCGTGGTCGTCGCCGAGCTATTCGCCACCCTAGGACTCATCCCGGACAAGTCGTCCTGGGACAAGGGTCACGAGCTGATCGAGGGACTGCACCACGCCCTCGAGGCTTACCTCGGCTACGAGGGGCTCAAGAAGGTCGGCGAGCTCGTCGAGGGTACGGTCGAGGCGGCCGTCCAGGCGAAACACCTCGGCGAGCGACTGGGCATCACCGGCGAGGCGGTCCAGGAGCTCGGTTACGCCGCCGACGTCACGGGCGCGAGCGCTGAGGAGATGACCGCAGGGCTCCAGCGCCTGTCGCTGGGGCTGGAGCACGCCAAGAAGGGTACCGGACCGCTGGTCGACGCGATGAGGCAGCTACACGTGCCAATCGCGAACCTGCGAAAGGAGTCCCTCGACCAGAACCTAGAGGAGATCGCGGACGGGTTCGCTAAGGCAGGCCCAGGTGTCGACAAGCTCGCGCTGTCGATGGAGATCTTCGGTCGCAATGCAGGTCCGAAGCTCCTGCCGCTGCTCTCGAAGGGCAAGGAGGGCATCGCCGATCTCCGCGAGGAGGCTGAGAAGCTAGGCGTCGTCATCGACGAGGAGGGCACCGAGAAGGCCGAAGAGTTCGAGATCGAGCAGAAGAAGATGGGCGCTACCCTCAAGGGGCTGCGCAACGAGGCCGTCGTCGCGATCTTGCCGGCGCTGAAGGACATGGCCGAGGGACTGCGCGCGTGGGTCACCGAGAATCGCGAGGCCATCAAGAGCGGACTTGAGGGGTTCCTGCACGTGCTCGCGACCGCATTCAGGATCGTGGGGTCCGCGATCAGCGTGGTGATCGACGTCGTGAAGTTCCTCGGTGATAATCTCGACGTGCTGATCCCGATCGTGACCGGGTTGGCGGCCGTGCTGCTCCCGTTCTTGGCGGAGTGGGCCATCGCAGCCGGAGCCGCGGCGATCGCGACGCTCGCAGCCGCCGCGCCGTTCATCGCGGTCGGCGCGGCCGTAGCAGCTCTCACGTTCGGCGTGATCAAGTTGATCGAGCACTGGGACGAGTTCTGGGAAGGCGCGAAGTCAGCAGCAGAATCAGCCGTCGACTGGGTCGAGGCCCTCCCTGGGCGCTTCGTCGGGTGGCTCGAGGACATCGGTGATTCGATCCGCAAAGCGTTCGACGACGCGTGGCAGTACGTAGTCGACCGCGCGAACGCGGCCTGGGACGCCGTGAAGAACTCGCCAATCGGGCGGTTTGCCGGCGGTGTTCGCGACGTCTTCAGCAAACCAGAAGGCGTCGATTTTTCGAAATCCGGGTTGTTCGGTCTGACGGCGGCATCGTTTGGCGGGGACACTACGGTCCCCGCTGCATCGGATGCTGCTGGGTCCGCGAGCATCAATGCCGAAACCAACGCCGTAATTAACATCAACGCGAACGACATGTCTCGCGAGGAACTCGCGTCGGCCGTCCAGACCGCCATGAAGGGCCACACCGATGATCTGCTGCGATCCGCGCACCAGAACATGTCTGGCGGCCGACGATAGCAGTGACCTCCTGACGGTCACTTACACACCTGGTAGGGTGATTCGCGTCCGGTTGGTACCCTACTACCGGCAAAGTGCCTTGAACACTATTGAAGCTTGTGGCACGCTATTTGCATGGCGCGCACCCACCTAGACGTATTCGCCCAACCAGATCGCTCACAGCACATCGCGAAATTCAACGAGCACGACACGGCCCTAGATAATCTCGAGGCTGGCAGCGTCAGCTTCAAGCCGGGTCGCATGCTGTACGTCGCGCAGAGCTGGCCGGCTGCAGTCGATCCCGCGGTCTTCTTCACGACGATCTCGGCTGCTCTGACGCAAGCTGCGGCGTTGACGCCCACGGAGCCTAACAAGGTATGTATCAGAGTCTATCCAGGATCATATACAGAGGCGCTGACGCTCGTGTCCAATGTCGCCATGATTGCCGAGGCCCCGGGCGATGGTGTCGTTGAGATCAATGGCAACATCTCGTGGACCGCCGGCTCGGGTGTCAATGCCGGTCAGGCAGCCAGCACCGAGGTGGTCGTATTTGACGGTTTCCTCCAGAATTCAGGCTTCACGTTCACCATTAACACGAGCGCCAAAATAGGGAACAGCTTGTCACTGTTCTACTCGCACGGAAGTCATTTCCGCGCGATGAACTGTACTGGTCAGGGGACTGCGAGTACCAGTGGAGACGAGTGGTTCTTCTACAACGCAAATTTCTTGTCGACGAACACGAACACGTTCAAGGACGTGGGCACCCCAACGTCAGGCATCGGCGTGGAATTCGTTGGCTGCCGGATGCGCTCCACGCAGGTGCAGGGCACCACGGTCCTGCGCGCGTCAGGTGGCACGACGTCAGGAGCGACCACGATCGCCCTCACGACCACGACGGCAGGCAACCCGACCATGATCATGAGTGGTGTCTCGAGGGTTAACCTGGTGACAGCCGCGGCGAGTTGCACCTTCATCAGCAACAGCATTCACGTCGCAGCTCTGAGCGGTGCAGGCACTTTTGACCTTCGAGGTGCTAACTACGGCGGGAACGCCCACATCTCAGGTATCACGGGCACGTGCGACCGCTCAAACTGGACGGGCACCACGGCGTCGACCTCCACTGGTAACAACACGATCTCAATATCGCCACCGTATCCGAACACCACCGACATGAAGGTGATGGCGACGCAGGACACAGGGACGGCTACCGCGTTCACCGTTCCTAGCGCGAGCTACGCAGTGAACCAATTTGTTCTGAACGACCCGTCGGCCGGTGGCAACACGTTCAGCTACGTCATCACCAAGGACTAGTCCGTAGTCGTAGGCTCAGGTGGGGCTCATCACAATCGATGGTTACCCACTCGATCTCGTAGAGGTCGAGGAGCACTCGCTGGAGTCCGAAATCACGGACCACCCGGTCGAGGACGGGTCCGACATCTCCGACAACATCAGGATCAAGCCGCGAGAACTCACGCTGACCAACGCGGTCGTGTCGGACACCCCGATCGGCGCGATTGCGACCGACCCCACGCGCATCCTGGTGGATGACCTGCCACCGCCATCGATGGACGCCTATCGGAAGCTAGAGCAGATCTGGCTCAATCGTGAGCCGGTCACGATCGTGACGAACTTGAAGAAGTACGACTCCATGGGCCTGCTGCAGTTGACGATCCCCCGCGAGGCGAAGAACGCCGGCGGGTTGATCTTCACGGCCCACTTCAAGGAGATCCGGCTCGCCAAGAATAAGCGCGTCCGCATGGCCGTGCCGAACGCCGGCGGCGAGGCCAACCGAGGGCTGTCTATCGACAATATCGCTGACAAGAACCATATTTTCTGGCAAAAAGGTGCTCCCCCCGGCACATCCCCCGCCACCGTTCCTCCTGGGAAGATCGTCGGGGAGGAGATCGTCACCGTGCGCCAGAAGCCGGGTCACACGAAGCTGCTGCACCCGAACGGGAAAGAACTCACGGACCCCGAGTTCCAGGCGTTCAAGAAGGACCTTGACCGAGAGATCGCCTTGACCACGCGTCGCGGGCTCGCGCGAGGAGAGCAGGACTTCCGCGCCCAAGGTACGGTCGTCGACCGCTTCGTAGCACGCGATAACTACATCACGGCCCATCCCGGGGCGTACCCAGACCCCTCTCAGTTCGGCCTTCAGAGAGATCCTAAGACCAATCGCTGGGTGGTTCGAAACTAGTGGCGCAGCTACTCCCATTCGTGCCGTCCGTGGGGCGCTACCGGTTCGCGACCGTGATCGAGGGCGTGCAGTACATCTTCAAGGTGCGCTGGAACACGCGCGACGCGGCCTGGTACTTCGACGTGCTCGAGTTCGACGAGACCCCGATCGCGACCGGCGTCAAGATCGTGCTGGGGACGAACTTCGCGAAGTGGTGCAACCACCCGCTGTTCCTCGACGGTGTGATGTTCGCCCTGTCGACTGCGCAGCCACCGCACGCAGATGCCACCCTCGACGATCTCGGCACGACTATCAAGGTCTACTACTACACCCGCGCCGACATGAGCGGGAACACGTTCACGCAGCTGATAGGGTAGGTCGTGGCCGAGTCCAGCACCGCGCCCGCGTCAACGCTGCGGCTGTTCAAGCGCAGCGTCGAGGTCACGCTGATCTCGCAGCCGACGCCCGCGCCGCTGGATAGCAAGGACCCGGGTTACTTCAAGCGCGATGATCCGAACGCGATCATCATCTCGGACCTGCGGGTGCAGTTCGAGGTCAAGAAGGACGTCGGCCGCAACCCCAACTCCTGCGTGCTCACGATCACGAACCTCTCCCGGGACACGCGTACGCGCCTCGAGCGGAAACCCGTCTACGCCATCGTGCGCGCAGGTCACGACGGGGTGCTCCGCCCCTTGTTCGAGGGCAGCGTGATGTACGCCGAGAGCAGCCTAAAGAGCCCCGACTGGGAGACGAAGCTCAGGATCTCGGACGGGGGTAGGGCCTTCTCGCAGGCCCACATGTCCCGCTCATACACCCCGCCCATCCGCGTCGATCAAGTGCTGACCGACGCGGCAGCCAGCATGGGACTGCCTCTCCCGCCGGACCTTGCTGCCGCGACCGAACTCAAGCAGGCGTTGGCCGGTGGCTTCACTGCGCACGCCCCCGTACGCGACATCCTGACCAGGATGCTGGCACCCTACAACTATTCGTGGTCGATCCAGAGCGGTCGGCTGCAGATCGTCAAGGATGGCGCCCCCAACGCTAACTCGGCGTGGGAGATCAACGTCGACGCCGGGATGATTGGCTCACCGGAGGCCAGCGTCCCGAGCAAGCCAGGCGCACCCAGCGAGCTGACCGTCGACGTGCTGCTGTTCCCGGAGATCGTCCCCGGCGACACGGTCCAGGTGACGAGTCGAGCTATCGCGGGCGGGCTGTTTCGAGTCAATGACGTGAATCACAAGGGCGACACGCACGGCAACGACTGGACTACTTCCCTGAAGTCGACACCGCTAGGCGTTCCGCCACCGCGCGGGCGAGGTAGGAGGTAGCCATGTCCGACCAAGCACCCGTAGACCAGTCACGCGATCCCTCACTAGAGGCGATCCTGGACCTGCACGCCGAGCTCATGAAGGACTCGATCCACGTGATGCTGCCAGGGAAGATCGTCAGCTACGACGCCACCAAGCAGCAGGCCGTAGTGCAGCCGCTCGTGAAGAGTAGGCGCCTCGCGGAGGACGGTGTCACGCGCGTCGTCGAGGACCTTCCGCCCATCCACAACGTCCCGGTTGAGTTCTGTGGTCCGGCACGGGGGCGCGTAACCTGGCCGGTCGCGTCCGGAGATATCTGCGAGGTGCGCTTCGCGAGTTCCTCTCTGGCTCGCTGGGTGGTCATGTCAGCTGGCTCAACCGTCGATCCCGGCGACGATCGCAGGCACGACCTCTCGGACGCGGTGTGCTTCGTGGGATTGCACTCGCCCGCGAGTCCGCCCACGGACGCGCCCGTCGATGCGGTGGTGATCCACGTGTCTGGCGGGGTGAAAGTCAAGTTGGGCTCGTCGGGGGCCTCTCACCCCGTCCCCCAGGGCGACAACCTGCAGTCGGCCCTGAACGACTTCCTGGACGCGCTCAACACCTACGCGGCTGCGATCGCCCCGATCGCGGATCCCGTACTAGGCCATCCAGCCACGGTCGCCCTGCAGAGCGCGATTGTAGCACTGCAGGGGGCGAGTTATCTGTCGGGGGTCTCGCGCACTGACTGATCTTGCAAGATACGAGCCTGCTAGCTAAGATACCGTAAGGTATGTCGACACCCCTGCCCCTGAAGTCCGATCCGATGGACGTGGCACTAGACACGGACGGGGACATCAAGATCGACCCCAAGATCGGCTTGGTACTGATTTCGGGAGCAGACGCTATCGCGCAGGGCGTGCGCTTCCGGCTGCTGCTGTTTCGCAATGATTGGTTCCTCAACCTAGACATCGGAGTTCCGTACTTCGAGGAGCTGATCGGCGACGCGTCGAAGCAAGCCGGCGTGCTAGACCGGGCGCGGGCCGCCTTCGGCGCCGCGATCCTCGACACCCCGGGAGTCGTTGAGATCCTGAACCTCGACGTGCAACTCAACGCCCAGACACGCGCGATGACGGTGCGCTGGCAGGCGCGCGCCTCATTCGGTGACACGGTCGACGGAGAGGTGGAGGCACAGCTTGGCTAGGATATCAGTCATCCGCGTCGGCGGTCCCTGCACCTGCGCTCCCGGGCGCTACGTGCGCTTCGCTGTTCCAAACGTTCCAGGACTTGAGGCTCACGTCTCCTGTCGCGGCGTGGAGTCGCCCAGGGAGGACGTGCGCGTGCACGAACTGCCCCCCGGCACGACCATCGCGATCCGCGTGGGGGCGATGAATGTCTAGCGGGCTCAGCGATACGGGTCTGGAAATCGAGACCGTCGACGACATCCGGTCGGGGATGCAGAGCGACCTCCGCGACGCGTTCTTCAAATCATTGCCCGTAGGCGACAGCGACGTGCTGGGGCACCTCGTGGGCATGATCGCGAACGAACTCGGGCTGCTGTGGGAACGCCTCGAGCAGGTTAACTCTTCTCAGGATCCTGACAAGGCGACCGGACAACCTCTCGACGCGCTGTCGGCCCTGACCGGCACCTTTCGGCAGCCGGCGGTGCCGTCCAAGGCGACGATCACGCTGTGCGGTTCACCGGGGGCGACCGCTGCTGCAGGCTTCGTGGTGCAGACCGCATCCACCCAGCAGAACTTCGACACCGTAGACACCGTCGTCACGGTCGCGCTCACGGCGTGGGGTACTAGCACCTCGTATTCAGTCGGCGACCGCGTCACGGCAAACAGTCGCTGCTACCAGTGCATCACCTCGGGACTCAGCTCTGGGATCGGCACGGGACCTAGCAGCGCCGATCCGGACATCGTCGACGGCACGGTACACTGGGAATATATAGGCGAGGGCACTGCGGCCGTCGACGTTGAGGCCGACTGCGAGGTCGACGGCCCCACCCAGGCCACAGCCGGCGACCTGACGGTGATCCAGACCCCGGCGGCCGGGATCTCCTCCGCGCGCAACCTCACTGACGCGATCCTGGGTGCGCTCGAGTCGAGCGACGAGGAGCTGCGACTCATCCGACAGGTCGAGCTCGCAGGCAACGGCGCGACCACGAAGGACGCGCTCCGCGCCGAGGTGCTGAAGGTCGCGAACGTGACATCGTGCACCGTGTTCGTGAACAACACCGACACCACCGACGGTAACGGCTTGCCCCCGCACTCGTTTGAGACGCTCGTGCTCGGCGGTCTGGATCAGGACGTAGTTGACACGATCGCCAACGACCAACCCGCCGGGATCGCGACCTACGGGTCCTCCAGCGGCACGCACACGGACAGCCAGGGCACCCCGAGCACGATCCGCTTCACGCGGCCGACGGATATCAACCTCTACGTCGACATCACGCTCACGTACGACGCCACGCAGTACCCGTCCGACGGCGACGTCGAGGTCAAGGACGACATCGCGACCTGGGCGCAGGGCTACTACGTGACCGGCAAGGACGCGAACCCCAGCATCATCGGGGCGCAGGCGTTCGGCGTGGGCGGCGTCCTGGGGGTCTCCCAGGTCCTGGTCTATAGCGACGTGATCGGGACGCCGACCGCGTGGCTGCCGACCACGTCCTACAGCGCCACGCCCGGGTCCAGGTCGGTCGTGACGAACGACGGTGGGCGTACGTACATCTGCATCACCGCGGGCACGTCGGCCGGATCTGGCGGTCCCACCGGCATCGGCACGGACATCATCGACGGTGGTGCTCACTGGTACTACCTGGGCAACACGTTCGCGATCACCCTCCGCGAGCTGGCCGTGCTCGACACCTCCCGCATCTCCGTGCACTCGAGCGCGGTGGTCCCGTAGCGATGTCGGACATCTCGCCGCAGCCTGGAGTGTTCAGCTCAACGCAGCCCGGCCTCGCGCCTGCGGGTGACGGCACGACGGTCGACGCGCTGTTCGCAGACGCGTCGTGGAAGTTGCCGGGTAAGCCGCTGGTCACCGCCCTGCTGGGTGATGGTCTGGACGGCTCGCTGCACTTCGACGGGTCGACCACGATCACGCTCTACGATGGGACCACGATCGTTCCCTCGGGCAGCGTCTACACACTGCCCCACGACATCCAGGCGTCCAGCATCACCGTCGACACGGGCGTGACCGTCAAGGCGGCCGCGTGTCGAATCTTCTGCACCGGCACGGTCACCCTGACGGGGTCGGCGCACATCCACGCGGACGGCGCGAATGGCAGCGGCACGACCGGCGGCGCGACGGCGACTTCGACCGGGAACCTCGGGGTCGGCACGGCCGGCGCCAACGGCGGGACGAATGGCGCCGGATCGTCGTCCAACGCGTCGAGCAGCGGCCCGTGCGGTCGCTGGGGCACCGACACGAGCACGAACAACGGCGGCTCGGCCGGCAACCCCGGCGGCACCCGCAGCCTCCCGG